TACCAAGAGCTGTCCTTGCATTTGCAGTAGTAGGCATAAACAAAATAACTGAGTTTCCACCTATTCTTGCGTCTGTAAGGGTTGTTGATGTAGCACTAGCGGTTAGTGTAATTGTTCCAGTGCTGTTAAGTTTACCATTGATTGTATTGTTCAATGATGTCGAAACTAATCGTAAATGTTGTCCTGTATCTGGTATGGATAAAGGTACTTGAGGAAACTGATTATCTGCCACCTTCAGGTCTCGCTTCTATATCTACACCTGACAAAGTGTTAAAGTTACCTGTCACATTTACCCTAATGCGATGATATCGAGATGTACTCCGTAAAGGACAAGTGCCAGTATCATTAGTGCTAGTAGCAGTGCCAGTTGTTGTGGTGTCAAGTTGTGATTGCCTCGTAATTGGTGTTACAGTAACTGATGTGTTTGTTGTTCCATCAACAATCGGTCTGCAATTAATTAGTGTTGATCGTTTACCCTCTGCACCTTCAAACTCTGTAGTGTCTATTGTTGCAGATAAACTGTTAGCAATAAACTTACCAAACTTGTTAGCAGAGTTAAAACCAGCTAGACCAACAACGCCTTCTCTATAAAAGTAAGAGTCAAGAGATCGTGGTAAATTATCTAAATCCCCTAACACATCTAAACTTTCTAAAGTGTTAAATGCTTCTTGTGAGGCACTAGCAATAAATTGTAAGTCTTGTCCGCTACCTGTACTCCATTTATCAACAGCATAGTTGTAAATTAATAATTTATTATTCGTAGTTCCAGTTGCTCCTGATCCACGATACGACCATACAACAATACTATTGTTAGGATCGACAGCAGAAGAAATACCATCTAGGTTAGATGACAAGTCATCAAAAAAGAAGTTATCAACTTTACCATTTCCAATGGGTGTTAGTTGCTGTCCACCAGTGAGTTTGTAAAAACCATCTTGTGCTAAAAAGAAAACCATGTTTCCGTAAGAAGCAACAGACTTAGGTGCAAATGCTCCAATGTTGTCTGCAATTTTATTAAACTGAAAGATTAACGGAGTACCTACATATTCCATTCTGTAGATAGCTTTCTCCATAAAGATCACACCAGCACTCTCACCACCTACAATGGCTTGAATATTACCATGTGATCCTACGATATCTTGGAAGCCAGATTGTGTTGCTTGGCTAGGTGTCCATGTAGAACTATCATTGATACCTGACCACTTTACTCGTTGGTTATAGGTTGTAGAGCTTTCTGTTGTATATCCAGCTACTACAAAGTCTCTAATCACTGCGATGTATTTAGCTTTTAATGATACAAGATCACTAAAGGCACTATCTACACCTTCTTCAAACTTTTGTATATTATCTGCAAAGTTTGTAGCAATAATGTTTGAGCCAAACTGTGTAAAAGCCCAAAAGTCTCTAGCGTTTTCTGTAGTAGAGTTGTTATAACCACCAGCTTTACTTTTATCTTGAAAGACTAGAGAGGAGTCCATCTGATATAATTTTGTAGCATCACCAGCATAATTCGTAGAACCACCAGCACTGAAACTTGTAAATAAACCTAACGCACTACCTGTTAATCCTGTACCACTTAATGCCTGAAAACCAGCTAGGCTTTTATAGCCTTTTGCTAAAGGCAAGACATTATCAACTACTAAAGCACCTGAGTTCTCGTAAGTAGGTAAGTCAGCTTGTAAATCGCCAAACTCAATCATCTATACCACCTGTGGTGTGGACATCTGTAAAGGAGAAGATGTAGTTGATCCTCTTGAAGAAGTTTCGTTAGCATTTTTCAATGCTTCTTTATACAGAGTTGCCCAAGTATTTATCCTTTCGTCTTGCATAATAAATGGTGCAGACTCTGCTAGTGAACCATATAAGTACAATTCAGGATAATTTGTTAATATTGTATTTGTTGTATTACTGTCTGATAACGAAGTTATATTTTTATAATAATTAATTTGTAATGTTGTTGCTGAGTCAGGTGCAACACCTAAAAGAATATTTGTACCGACAATAGTAAAATATGTAGGTTTGCCTCTACTTTGACTGACATTATACTTGTTGTAAAAATCACTGTTGTTTATAAATCTTAATGTGCAATAGGGATTACTTTGATAAATAACTGTTGTTGCTTCAAGATAACCTGTAGGCAGAGCATAACTTTGTGTACCAGCAACAGTTGTGATTGATGTATCAGTGTTTATCATTTCTCTTACTCGTAACTCTCTATTAAGTCTAGCCTCAGTTAAAGTGATAAAATCACCTAAGTATGCAGTGAGATCACTTCTATTAAGGTAGTTTGCAATAGTAGTTTTGAGATTGGAGTATGTGTCTAATGCCATTATAAGTTACCTGTATATATTCTAAAATGTCTGTTATCAGAGTCGTTTAACCATTTAAAAAATCTTGGTTTATCTAAGACTTTCCCAGCATAATTTAAAATTCCTCTTTTCGCTAATTGATGTACGACAATGTTTGGTAGTCTTGCAACACGATAACCTTTTTCATGCTCCATAACTTTAGATTTATAAGCACCTTCATTTTGTGCTACTTTATTAGCATCTAATATTTCTTTAACAGATACATTATCTTGATAGTTTTCAATATGAAATTTATTCTCTGCCTCATCTACAATTAAATTTGTTTTGACTGTTGATCCATCATTAGGATCATTAAGAGAGAATTTTTTTGCCATGTTACTTGATTGCTTTTGCTATCATCATGTCAATAGTGCCTTTAACTTCAAGTCCTTGATTTCCTGTTATGCTTAACATTGGATCATATTTTCTGTCACCCATTGAAGTTTGTTTAGATTGTTTTTTTGCTCCACCTCTTGATGTTGAGGAATCGGATTTTTTTGCATTAGAAACAACCTTAAATAACTTAGAAGAATGTTTTTTGTTTGTAAAAATTGCCATGTTTTCCTTTCTATAAAAAAGGGAGGGCATTAAAACCCTCCCAATCCTTTATCTACAATTATGCAGTTAAGTTAAATATTCCATAGTTAGCATTAGGAGCTTTAGCTGTTAAAGTCCACTCTGCTAATAATAGTTTCTTGTCTGAGTCACCAGTCTTTGCAAGATCAGTAGTTTGGAATGGTCTTAGGAAATCCACTGACCACATATCCATTTGTAGGATATCAACTCTGTTTGCGTTTTGGAAACGATCAGGAACAAAAGCTACTTCACCGAAATCAGATACATAAATGTCAGTAGTGCCGATTGATACTCTGTCACTCGCATCTTTGTATTTCGTAGCCACCCCAGCAAAAGCAGAAGCTAATTGCTTGTGTGATGGAGACATTAAAACTGTCTCAGGTTCTCCACCTAAAGAGAAAGACTGTAAAAGACCAGCTTTTAATAATGCCTCTGTATAGGTTCTGTTTGTACCACCAGCGATTGCTGTTGCACCTGTTCCTACTGGAACTGCTGAAGGTGATCCATTTTTAGAGTAGTTGTTAGTTGGTGATGCTGGTCCATACCATGTGCCTACAGATGCAGACTTTCTAGCAGTTGAAGCATTACCAGCTACTTTAGCTTGTTCAATGCCGACCATAGCGTTTTCCATGTCACGCTTGATCTCTTTACCCATCTTTGCAAGTTGATAAGCCATCTGTGTTGACATACCAGCATTATCTACTGCATCGTCAGTACCTGAAATGGTTACTGATTTTGCAGAAATTTGGGTGTAATTGTTGAGTCTGGAAGTTGCTCCACGAGCTTCTCCAGCGTAATCATCACCTTCTATTTGTGCGTTTACTGCTACATCAGCTAAACTATCTGTTTGCCATTCGTGCAGTGTGTTTGTTGCTGTACCTTTTGATGCGTTGCTCATAAAAGGAGTTTCAGTCGGTGAAATATTAAAAATTACATCAGCTAAATCTTCTCTTATAGAGTTTACACCATCATAGGTATCAAAAGTATTGGTTGGTTGTGCCATTACTTATTCCTTTCTATGTTGTTGTTATTGAGAATACAATTCTTGTAAAACAGAAACAGCGTCATTTACTTTTCCTGTCTTTCTAAGACTTGCTTTTTTAGATTTCAATCGCTTTGCAACTTCATTATCGTCTTGAACTTTAGCACTAGATGAACTGACGACCTTAGATACCTTTGTTACTTTTTTATTTTTCAGGTTAGCTTTCTTTAACTTATCGTAGCGATAAGCATTGGCTAACATAATAACGGATCTATGATCTACTAACATATTGATTTCTTGATCTGTAAAACCAATATCTTTGGCGTAATTTGTTAAATTTTTAACAAACTCTCTACCTTTTTCTTTGTCAGCATAGATAGGCAACTTCTCTGCAAGAAGTATTTTCTGTTGCTCAAGATAAACATTGTAATTTTTACTCTGTTCTTCTTGTTTTTCAGATCTTATTCTTTCTTGCTCTTTTATAGAAGCCTGTAGTAATTCTTTTCTGCGATCTTGTTCAGCTTTTGCTCTCACATATTCAGCAGGATCATCTCTGTAGAGTTGATCTAAATCTACACTATCTTCACTAGTTTGTAAGTGTTGAGATAAAACATGAAGTTGTTGTTCGTATTGATCTCTTTTGATTTTAGCCTCCTCGTTCTGCCTAGTGTATTCATTTTTTAATTCTTCTACACTTTTTCTATCTTGCGATAGTTTTTCGGTTTTACGAGTATAATCACTTTGTCGAGAATAACCTTTCGTGAGTTCATCAAGGGTGACTTCTTGTTCTTGTCCATCGACAACAACTTTATAAAGTTCCTGACTAGTTTCAGATGGTTGTTCATCTTCAATTTGATCGATTAGTTCATCATCGTCAAAAGCATCTTCGATATTCGTTTCCGAGTCGCTTACCTCTTTTGTTGATTCTTCACTTGCTGTTTCCTGAGTCTTAGAGGCTTCTGTATTAAGTAAGTTCTTCAGGGCGTCAGCTACCTCTCCTTGTGAATTAAGAGGTTTGGGCGTTGGTGCAACAGATTCACTGGGATTGTCTGTTACAGAATCCATTACTGGTTGTTCTGCCATTTATATTTCTCCTGTTATTTTTTTACAATCTTGCCTGTTTCCATAACTGATTGTATTTGCATCAAGACAACTTCTAACATTCTTCTCATGACAAAGATGTTCTCTCGTTGTTCTGAATCTTTTGTGTCAGAGTTTAACCACTCAGTGTGTAACTCTGTTCTAACTTTTTGTACTGCTTCTACAAAGATAGGATTTTCTAATATGTCTTTTGCTTGTTGGCTTCTTTTAACTTCATTATCTGCCACGATTAAAACCACCTAGCTTTTGGTCAAAACCACTTACTCCTTGATTTGCTATATTTCTTGCAATATTTTTTGCAACTGCGGATTGATATGATGTGTTGTTTCTTGTGCCATCTGCATTTCTTAATGGACTACCAGTTATTGTTTGTCCTGAATTATCAGTAGTTATCTTTGCACCACTACTACTTGCATTTGACGCTCTCATTGTACCTGAAAGAGGATCATAAACTTGATTTCTTCTATTTTCAGCTTCTTGCATACTATTTAACAAGTCATTAACTGTGCTTCCTTGATTGCCTGTTACTGCAAGATTTCCCACTTTATCTAAATAATTTTGTGGCGAGTACATTCTTAAAGTATTATCACCAACCATAGTACCGAAAGCAAAAGGATTATTACCTTGACCATAAATTTTGTCGTTAGCAGTTTGATTTAACATAGTTTGTACTGCTGTATTAAATCTATTTGTTCTTCTATTTTGACCACCTGTAAAAGCGTCAAAACCTTGTGCAAATAAATTTAATCCCATAAAAGGAGTATTTGCTTTAAATCTTGGATCAAAATCATAATACTTATCACCACTTATTGATGCGTCTGACTTTTCTTCATTGAAATATTTTTGTATTTCGTTACTTGAACCATAAGGATCAGTAACATCACTTGCCATTCGATCATAAGTTTTTTGATCTTCAGTTCTATTGTCAACAAAACTATTATCATTATTAGATGATTGTGATTCAATTAACTTACAAGAATTTGTAGCTACATCATAATAATAACCATTAGCGTTATCACATTGTGGATTACCATTTTCGTCTGCGACTGGTGGAGTAAACGGAGGTTTAGGGTTTACATCTGTTTCATTAGCATAAAAACCTTCAGGAGAATAAGGATTTCTAAAAACACCAAACTCATTCATATCTTGTGGTTGCATAGGAGTTGTTGCTGTAGTGCCTGTGCCTAAATAATTGTTGATGACATTTTGTGCATCAGTACCTTGAAAAAATGGTGTAAATGCCATTAGTTAATACCTTCCTTTAAAATTTGTGTTGCTAATTTTTCTTTATCTAATTTCTTACCTTCTTCTTGTTTAAGAATTTCAGTAGCTAATTTTTGTTGATCTAAATTCATTTTTTCAGTTTTATAAATTTCGTCTGATTGTTGTTTTCTTGCTTTTAATTGTAAGTCTGCTTGATCTTTTGCTCTTAGTCTTTGTTGTTCTGCTTGAGCTAATTGCATTGTAGGATCAGGTTGTTGTGGTTTAGGGGGAGGAGGTGGCATTGTTGCTGGATTGTTAAAGAACTGACTTGCATCTTTATAACCAGCATTTTCTAAATACTTCTCTAAGGTATTATAAATCTTTTGAGGATCGACAATACCCATACCACCAGCACCGATAAGTTTTTCTTGGACTGCCAAAACACGACCTAATACTTCGAGTCGTTGATCTTGTGAACCTGTACCGAGTCCAACTTGTACTGTTGCATTGTAACGATCTACCCACTCTCTAGGGTTCATCGGTACAAATTTATTGCGTAATTTAATTATTCTTTCTTGATCTTGGTACTTACAAACTAATGTCAAGATACCTTGAAACATTCTTTTAATACCTTCACTAAAATTTCTTGCATAGAGTTCTATTCGTTGTGTTGATGCGTTCATCATCACATTGGTACTACTTGCAGTTGTATGTGATTTGTTGATTTGATCGGCATCTAATCCCATTTGGACTTTTGATACACCTGATCGTGACTCACGAATATTATCTACTTTGTCTAACATCGCTAATCCTTGACTCATGAAGTTAGGAGAAGCTAGGGGGGTGACTGCGTTGGGAGACTTGACTCGTACTATCCCCCCAGCTCTCGAAGTAAGGAGATCGTCTATGTTTGCTTGTCCATCTACAACCACAGTACGAGCATTGTTTTGTAGATAGGCGTTATTAAGAGTTTGCCTTAGAAGGGTAGTCTTAATCTCTTGCACATCGCCAATTAAATCATAGATAGATAAACCATAAAACCTGTGTGGCATTGGGATAGCTGTGACCATCGCAAAAGGTATTTGCTCTATAGGTTCATTTTCTAAGATGTGATAAGCATTGGGTGCTGATCCACCCACAACAATGTGTCTTAGTTCTGCAATTCCATCGTTATCGTAATCACACTTCATGTAGCAATCAATGACTGATACTCGTGTCAGTAAAGGATCAATGTTTTGATATTCTTGAGGCATCGTCTCATCGTCATACGATCTTCTCGTAACAGCCTCTGTGTTATAAATTTCTTCATCAGCTACAGGTAATTCATTGACAATCTTCTTGTCAAAACCCATACTGATTAATTCAGACCTAGTTTTAAAAACACGTTGTCCAATAAAGTTACAATCTTCTAAACTGTTTGCTGTTTTACTGACTAAAAGGCTTTCTGGTGCAACATTTTCTATACAAACACGACCATATTCTTTCACACGCTTAACTGTGACGTTATAAGTCTGTTCCGTAAAGTCTTGTCCAGCGATATCGAGTTCATTACCAGTATCTTCAACCTCTACAACCTCTACTTCAGGATCTGCAAGTATTGCTTGGTACTCAGCAGTGGTTAAATTTTCATACGACTCTTGTTTTTGCTCTTTATCTGTTTTCCAGTAGTATTTGACAAAGCCATTTTTAGAAATAAGGGCATCTTTGAACATTGTATGCAAGATTTGGTAGCCATTATTGTCTTTGTTAAAGATATGATTGATGTAATCTGATGATTGTTCAGCATATTCTACATCTTCAGGCTTTTGAGGTTCAAATCTGACAATACTTTCTCCCTGTGTAAAGATTCTCATCATACTTGGTAGTATGCTTTCGACAACTTCTAGCACATCTTGTGATCTGACTTGTGATTGACCTTCTACTTCGTTACCGAGAGGCTCTCCTAAGTAAAATTTCAGTGCATTTTTACGTTGCGAAGATAACTCACCCCCATAAAAACCAAGAGAGTTTGTAATCTCTTGCGATATAAGTGCTTTTAATCTTTCTTTTGTTAATTTCATTATACAATTCCTAGCTTCGGATAGTTAATCTGCGATGACCAGTTTTTCGTTTCCTGTAATCCAGTACATAAATAGCGAAATGCGTCAGCACTGTGCGATGTCCAGTCGTGCTGTGGTCTATTTTTGCTTTCTCCTTTGTCATTGACTGCCCAACGATACTGTCTCAGGGCATCTAATCCGTCTTTTGTCTTTTCAAAGTCAAAATAACATCGTGATAAGGTCATTCTGACTGCGTTAATTCCATCTTCTATACTCATCTTCGGTACAATACTGGTCGATAAACCTAAACTCTGTGCGATCTCTACTCGTGATTTACCTGTTCCAATTTCTCGGACATTAGCATCGTGAGGAAGGTAGTGTGTGTCGTACACATATCCTCGATCTTGTAGGATTGAGGCGTAATATTCTAGGGATTCACCACTATCTTCAAAGTAGTCTATAAGGTGTATTGCTGTGCCTTTTTGCTGACAGAACCATATCGAGGTTTTATCTGCCATTCCTAAATCCCAAAAGGTAGATACCTTTAACGTAGGATCATAAGGTACAGATGTTACTCTATCATCTTCGTCTGCCTTATTAAGACCTTGTGAGTAGATAGCTCCGATTGCAGAGCTTTCGAAACTACACTCGTATTCTGCCTCGTATATTTCAGGAGGCATTAATTTTTTTGCTTCAGCTAATTCTTCTTCTTTGACAACCTTCGTCTCTGATGCTTTGAACTTCGTAGCGTACCAACCATCATTGTGCATACCATGATTATACAAATCAAAGAAAGAGTTATGACCTTGAGGAGTACCAATCGCAATCATAAAACCTTCTCTATCCGATAGTGCTGGTCTGATAACTTCAGTCCACATCTTCGGAGGCATTTGGGCAACCTCGTCTAAGACAACACCATCTATATATAAACCTTTTAGTGTTTGTGGTCGTTCACAACCAAGTAGTTGTATTCTGCCTCCATTAGGTAGTTCAGCTCTTAATTCTGTTTCATGGTAGTCCATATTAGGTAGGACCGATGTATAGTATTTCAAGTAATCCCATGCGATCCTTTTTGCCATACTGTAGGTCGGTGCTATATAATAATAGCGAGGTCGTGGTAATTCACATTGTAAGCACTTCTTAATCAGCTCATTGACTGTTAGAACTGTCTTACCAAAACGTCTATGACAAACTAATACGTTAAATCTTTTTAAGCTCTTATGAACTTGTTGTTGTAATTCTCTAGGCTTATACGGAATGGTTATAGTGTTCATTCATTAGCTTTCTTATCCCCACCATATATATCCTGTATTCGTGCCACTGTGCTGTCTGTAACTAAACCCCTCCCTGAGTTTTGTTTGACAGGTGTCTTGTCGTTCATGTGCTTCACCATTAAGGTGAACACATCAATTTTTTTTGATTTTTTCTTTTTTTTTACCACTATAATGATCTCCACATAGGAAGTAATACTGTCTGTAGGCATCTTTTGGCTGTATAGCAAAAGAACCCCAACTATCACAGTATAGACAGATCCTATTTTGTTCTTGTTGATGTCGTGTCCAATTCAGAATAGTCAGTTCTGAATGTATTTTACCTTCTGGTAAATCTTTTTTATATTTAGTAAAGTCTATCGTCATGCTGGTGTAACTCATTGGTAGAGTGCATTCTTGGTAAGAATGAAGTAGGAAGTTCGATTCTTCTCACCAGCACCAAGCCTTTTAGGACATGGTTTCTGGGTTGAAATGGGTAGTATAATTATAAAAAAAAAAGCGATGGGGGTTGTCGCAAATATTTTTAGACTAAATTTTATGTTTTTAGCTAGAAATAATTGTCAATGATGTTCTAAGTGTTGATTTATATAGCTTTTTGTATATTTACACGCATAAAACACGCATAATTTATATATTTATATAATAAAATATATTGTTGTTGGTCCTTTAAGGCTTTCGTAAAATGTTTTGTAGTTTTTTATAATATTAAATCTTTCCGTCCAAATATAATCTTATGGACCTACAATATAACCCAATCAAATCAACAATATCCAAACAAACAACCTTTATTCTTCTATATGTCTTTCTTACTACTTCTCTATTCATCTTTCTTTACTTGTTTACTTAATTAATAGTATTTCATTAATAATTTAATTTATTTGGGTAA